TATTCAGGGTATACAAGGTATTCAAGGTATACAAGGTATTCAAGGCCCTACAGGTGCTCAAGGCGCAGATGGTGTTATCGGTGTTGACGGTGTTACAGGTCCCACAGGTGCGCAAGGCGTACAGGGTATCACAGGTCCAACAGGCGCTCAAGGTATAACAGGTCCTACAGGTGCGCAGGGTACTAACGGTGTTATTGGTGTTGACGGGGCTACAGGTCCTACTGGAGCACAAGGTATTCAAGGTGTTGCAGGTCCAACAGGTGCTCAAGGTACACAAGGTATACAAGGCGTTCAAGGTGATCAGGGACCAACAGGTGCTACAGGTACACAAGGTCTAACAGGGCCCACAGGTGCTGATAGTACAGTAGCTGGCCCAACTGGTTCTCAAGGTATTCAAGGACCCACAGGTCAACAAGGGCCACAAGGTATTGTAGGCCCAACAGGTGCTCAAGGCGTTCAAGGTTTACAAGGTATTCAAGGACCCACAGGTGCTGCATCAACTATAGCAGGTCCTACAGGCCCAGCAGGTTCTGACGGTATTTTAGGTGGTACAGGGCCTACAGGAGCAACAGGTCCCGCTGGTACTGGCTTTCCTTTTATAATGACTACTCAGTCATTTACTGGCGATGGTAGTGCATCAACATTTACTGTTAATACTGGATATACACTAGATAGTATACTAGTAACAATCAACGGATCTTTACTAAAACCCACAACAGATTATACACTAACTGGAACTACACTAACATTTGGTGTTACACCTTATAGTGGTGATGAAATTGTAGTACGCGAATTAACTGGCGATGGACCAACAGGTCCACAAGGATTATTAGGTCCCACAGGGGCACAAGGTACACAAGGTACTCAGGGTATCCAAGGTGAAGTAGGTCCCACAGGCTCACAAGGTGTACAAGGCATTCAAGGTACACAAGGTACACAGGGTATTGTAGGTCCCACAGGTACTCAAGGCGAAACAGGACTCACAGGTACTCAAGGTGTTCAAGGACCTACGGGTACTCAAGGTATTCAAGGCGATACTGGACCAACAGGTGCTCAAGGTATTCAAGGAACACAAGGTATTGCGGGACCTACTGGTTCTACAGGACCTACAGGCTCTATAGGATTACAAGGACCTACAGGTGCTGGTGGAATCGGATTACCTTTTACAGTTGTAACAGAAACTTTTATTGCTGATGGCACAACCACTGCTTATACTATTAATAGTGGTTATACAACAGATAGTTTATTAGTAGTTATTAATGGTGTCTTACTAAAACCAACCACAGACTATACACTAAGTGGAACAACACTAACACTTACAACTGCTGCAGAAAGTGGCAGTGAAATAGTAGTTCGTGAAATGCTTGGAGACGGCCCTGCAGGACCAACAGGTACTCAAGGTAACACAGGTCCTACAGGTGCACAAGGTAACACAGGCCCTACAGGGGCTCCTGGTACCTCAGTTAATATCAAAGGCGAAGTTGCTACAGTAGGTGCATTACCCGTTAGTCCAACCCCTAGTACTGGTGATGCTTACATTGTTACAGCAGACGGTAACTTATATACTTGGACAGGTAGCAGCTACTTAGATGTTGGACAAATAGTAGGTCCAGCAGGTGCTCAAGGTATTCAAGGCGTTACAGGCCCTACAGGTGCTGCATCAACTATAGCAGGTCCAACAGGTCCTCAAGGTACTAACGGAACCATAGGTATTGACGGTGCTACAGGACCAACAGGTGCTCAAGGTATACAAGGCGTTGCAGGTCCAACAGGTTCACAGGGTCCAACAGGCTCACAAGGTCCTCAAGGTACTAGCGGAACCATAGGTGTAGACGGTGCTACAGGCCCTACAGGTGCTGTAGGTCCTACAGGTGCTCAAGGTATCCAAGGTGTTGTAGGTCCAACAGGCGTTCAAGGCGTTCAAGGTATTCAAGGTGTACAAGGTACACAAGGTGTTCAGGGACCCACGGGTTCACAAGGCACAAATGGCACTATAGGTGTAGATGGAGCAACCGGGCCAACAGGTGCTACAGGTGCTGCTTCAACAGTGCCCGGTCCAACAGGGCCACAAGGTTTAGTTGGACCAACAGGTCCAGCTGGCACTGGTGGTGGTGGTGGAACTGGTGAACCCTTCTCAATGGTTACCAAAAACTTTACTGGTGACAATACTACTGTAAATTTTACAATTGATAGCGGCTATACCTTAAATAATATTTTAGTTATAGTTAACGGCATTGTATTAAAGGCAACATCTGACTATACGCTGTCAGGTACAACACTAACGTTTACCACTGCCCCTAAAACAGGTAATGAAATAGTTGTACAACAAATGTTAGGGCAAGGTGCAGCAGGTGCAGCAGGTGCAGCAGGTGTTACAGGACCAACAGGTCCTGGAGGACTCGGGTTACCTTTTACTGTAACAACACAAAGTTTTATTGGTAATGGTGCTACAACAAATTTTACTATTAATAGTGGATACACAGTTGATAGCATATTAGTTACTGTTAGCGGAGTTTTACTAAAACCTGGTAGTGACTATACTTTAACAGGTACAACTTTAACGTTTACAAGCGCTCCAGGAGCTGCTCAAGATATAGTAGTTCGTGAAATGTTAGGCGACGGTGCCCCTGGTACAGCAGGGCCCACAGGTCCTATAGGACCTGCATCACCTACATACATCAGTGATACCGCTCCAACTACCCCTATTTCAGGACAGCTATGGATGGACTCTACTACGGGAGAGTTTTTTATATACACTGGTACTGGTTGGGTTATTGCAGTTGGTGCAACAGGATTAACTGGAGCACAAGGCCCAGCAGGTCCTACAGGAGCCACAGGAGATACAGGAGCCACAGGAGCCACAGGAGCCACAGGAGCTGCAGGCGAATCTACTACTGCAGCAAAAACTCTCGGCTATTCGCTGATATTTGGAGGATAACATGGCAGCACCAAATTTAATTGGAGCAACAACAATAACTGGCAAAACAAGTGGCACTAGTCTAACAACTACTAGTGCCACTAGTGTGCTAAGTAATGCCGCTAGTAGCGGCAAATGTTTAAAAGTTAATACATTAAACGTAAGTAATACTACTTCTAGTGCAGTAACAGTAACAGTAGTTTATAATAATGCAGCAGCTATTGCAGGCACTAGTTTTGCAATTGTGGGCACTATGTCAATAACTGCAAATTCAACAATAAATGTAATTGACAAGTCTAGTCAATATTATTTAGAAGAAAATTCTAGTTTAGGTGCTACTGCAGGCACAGCTAATGCACTTGTAGTAACTGTAAGTTATGAGGATATAAGCTAATGACTAAAAGATACCTTGGTGGCGTTTTAAGTGCAACTAAGAAAACACTTTTTGCTTCTGGAGGTATTTGGAATATTATTAGGTCTAATACTATAGCATCAAAAAAATTATCTGCAGTAGTAAATCGTGGTGGACAAGCAGCATTTACAACACCGGGAACTTACACTTGGATTGCTCCAGCAGGAGTCACGTTAGTTAGCGTGGTTTGTGTGGGTGGCGGTGGCGGTGTAAGAACTGGAAACAGTAACAATTCCGCCTTGAATATGCGTGCTGGTAATGGCGGTAACTTACGATATGTAAATAATATTGCAGTTATACCAGGCACTACATATACTGTTACAGTAGGTGCAGGCGGACCAGTAACAGTTCCTTATTTAGGGGGATCTAGTTGGTTTGCTTCCAAAGCAACAGTATTGGCCACCGGTGGCGCAAGTTTGCAAACAGGCGGCACACCTTCTACAGATACAAATGTTGGTACCGGCGGCAATGGTGGAGTACCTCCCTTAGGAGATGCTCAAAATAGACCAGGCGGAGGCGGTGCTGGCGGATATAGCGGCAACGGTGGTTCAAGCGTAACTGATTATGCAACTCAGTCGCCAAGTGGCACTGGTGGTGGCGGTGGAGGCGGTGGCGGTCAATACAATAATCCAGGCGGCTACGGTGGTGGAGTAGGTATATGGGGCCAAGGCCCAAGTGGAGTAGGCGGAATTAATGGTGGTACTGGCGGTGCTGGCTCTGGTGGCAGCACTAATACTCCAGGTACTTATGATGCACTATTTGGTGGCGGAGCCGGAGCGGTTCAGTACCTAGACGATGGCGGGCGAGTAGGCGCTGGCGGTGCTGTACGAATAATTTGGGGACCTGATAGAGCTTTCCCAGCAACTAATACAGCTGATGTATAATAAAGGATAAATATGGCTTTTTCATTTCCTAGTAACCCAACGCTAAATCAAACTTATACATTTAATTCAATTACTTGGGTTTTTAACGGCAAAGGCTGGGGCAAGTTAAGTACTAGCGGTGCATCAGTTACAGCAAGTGCAACAGCGCCTGCAAGTCCTACAGATGGAGCCATGTGGTTAGAAAACGAAAGTGGCGATCTTTATGTGTACGGTGGCGGTAACTGGATTTTAACAGGTGTTAATCCTGGACCAGCTTTTAGCGGCAGTTACAACGACTTAACAGACAAACCAACTATACCTACTGTAACAGCACCAACTCCCGCAGCAGTCAGCGATCAGTTAAACTCAAGTACTGGTTACTTTGATTTACCAACGGGCACAACTGCCCAAAGACCCGGTACCCCAGTAGTAGGGGCTATGAGAGTTAACACTACAACTTCAGCACTTGAAATGTATTATGCAGGTGCCTGGTCTGTTATTAAAAGTGTAGGTCTTTCTACTGCCACAGGTGGCACAGTAACCACAGACGGTAACTTTAAAGTACATACTTTTACAGGTTCGGGTAATTTTACTGTTACTCAAGCTGGTGCACCTTTTGAAGTATTAATGGTTGCAGGCGGAGGCGGTGGCGGTGGCTCTACTGGAGGCGGTGGTGGAGCAGGTGGTTTAATATATAACACTAGTGTTACACTTACTGAAAGCGTTTACTCACTTGTAATAGGAGCAGGCGGTGCAGGTGGACCTAATCAAGGCGCAGCTGTAAGTGGTAACGATTCTACAGGATTTAGTTTAACTGCTATAGGCGGAGGCCGGGGCGCTTTTAGTAATCCCAGTACTTCTGGACTAGCTGGTAATGGTGGTAGTGGTGGTGGAGCTCAAATGTACGAAGGTCGAGGCAGTGTTACCCCTGGCTCAGGTACTTCTGGACAAGGCAATAGTGGTGGTATAGGGTATAACGGTGCTATTGACGGAGCTGCAGGTGGTGGTGGTGGGGCCGGACTTGCTGGCGGAAATGCTGCTGCTACTGGAGGTACTGGCAAAGGTGGCGATGGGCTTTCTATTGCTATTAGCGGAACTGCAACTTATTACGCAGGCGGTGGCGGTGCTCAAGTAGGTACTGGGGTAGCTGGGGCAGGCGGTTTAGGTGGTGGTGGTGCTGGCTGGAACGGTTCTTTTGGATCTCCAGGCACTGCTAACACAGGTGGCGGTGGTGGCGGTGGTTGGAACTACTCAGGTGGATCAGGTGGCGGTGCCGGTGGTTCAGGAATTATAATAGTTAGATATAGGTTTCAATAATTATGCCAATTTCATTTCCCTTAAGTCCCGCATTAAACCAGACTTATACGTACAACTCAGTAACTTGGACGTATAATGGCAAAGGATGGACAAAATCTCCTACAGCTGCCTCAGCTTTACCAACACAAACAAGCAATTCAGGAAAATATTTAACAACAAATGGCACAGCTGCTAGTTGGGGTACATTAAGTGTAACGCCTACAGCAGTAAGTGACCAAGCAAATACTAGCACAGGGGCTTTTGATTTACCAAGTGGAACAACAGCACAACGTCCTGTGTCTCCTACAACAGGATATACTCGCATAAACACAACAAACAATTCACTAGAAGTATATAGTGGCACTGCATGGAATACTGTACAGTATTTTGGATATATCACAGCAACTGGCGGTGTAGTTACTACCAGCGGTGATTTTAAAATTCACACTTTTCTATCAAGCGATAATTTTCTTATCACCAGTGCTCCTGCAAACGCAACTGTTGACTACTTAATAGTAGCAGGCGGTGGTGGTGGTGGTAGTGATATGGGGGGCGGAGGCGGAGGCGGCGGCGTACTTGCCGGAACTAACGTAGTACTTACCGCAGGAAGTCATTCTATTACTGTAGGTGCCGGAGGTGCGGGTGCACTGGCTGGATCAAATCAGCTTGCAGGAACCAGTGGCAGTAATAGCATTATCTATATTCCAGGCGGTACCGCTTTGGCAACTGCCATTGGTGGCGGTGGCGGGGCAAGTGATCACGATGCAGCAGGAGCACCAGCTTTAAATGGCGGCAGTGGTGGAGGTGCTTCTGGTCAAAACGCAAATCGGGGGCTGGGTACTTCAGGTCAAGGTAATAACGGAGCCAATAGTGGTGGACAGTGGTATCCTGGCGGAGGAGGCGGTGCAGGTGCTGCTGGCGCAACTAATCCTGCTAATGGTGGTGTGGGCATACAAAATGCAATTAATGGCACTAATCTTTACTGGGCTGGCGGCGGCGGTGGCTCAGGATACACTGGTTATGGTGGCAATGGTGGTCAAGGCGGTGGCGGAGGTGGAGCCTTAAGTACTAGCACACAAGGTTTAGCAGGTACTGGGGGTCTTAATACAGGTACTGCTGGCGGAGTAGGTGGCACTGTTGCTCAAGCAAACGTTCCTGGCGGTAATGGCGGAACCAATACCGGTGGCGGTGGCGGTGGTGGTTCACACTACACTACAAATAACTTTGGCGGTACTGGCGGATCTGGTATCGTAATAATTAAATATAGGTATCAATAATGGCACATTTTGCAAAAGTAACAGACGGCGTAGTAACACAAGTAATCGTTGCTGAGCCAGAGTTTTTCGAAACATTCGTGGACACAAGTCCTGGTCAATGGATTCAAACATCATACAACACACATGGTGGTGTGCACCTACAAGGCGGTACACCACTGCGTAAAAACTTTGCTGGTATTGGGTATAGTTACAATGCCACAGAAGATTGTTTTACACCTCCACGACCATACGCGTCATGGACCTTAGACACTAATACTTGTTTATGGCAACCTCCTGTAGCAATGCCTACGGACGACAAAATGTATCGTTGGAATGAAACCGCACAAACTTGGGAAGAAGTTCCAGGAATAACGCCACAGTAAAGGAATACCATGAGCACAGCATCTAGATTAGCAAAATTAGCGGAAGGCTTAGACTCAAATGGAGTTTTGTCTGCTGACAAAGGCGGAACCGGAGCTACTACTCTGGCTGCTGTACTCACAGGTTTGGGCGGTAATGCTACTGTAAGCGCAACTGCTCCTGTGAGTCCAAGTACAGGCGCTTTTTGGTTAAAAGACGACACAGGTGACTTACATGTTTATGCTGGTGGATCGTGGGTATTAATAGCTGGTGGCGGAGGTAGCAGCTTTAGTGGCAGCTATACTGATCTTACTAATAAACCTACTATACCTACTGTTAGCGCTGCAGCAATAAGTGATCAGATAAACACAAGTACTGGATACTTTGACCTGCCAACAGGTACAACAGCTGAGAGACCTGTCACAGCAGTACAAGGAGCTACTAGAATAAATACTACTACAAATTATCTAGAAGTTTATTATAACTCAGCTTGGAACAATTTAAATTATATTGGCGGAATTACAGCTACAGGCGGAACAACTTCTACTATAGGTACTTATAAATACCATAGTTTTACTACTTCAGGTACATTTAATGTTGTAGAAACTCCCCCTACTGGAACAATAGACATTATTATTGTTGGCGGTGGTGGCGGTGGTGGCGGTTCTGGATACGCTGAAACTCGAGGTGGAGGTGGAGGTGGAGGTGGCGTGCTAGAGTACACCAATATTTCTGTGGGTGCACAAGTATACACAATAACTGTTGGAGCCGGCGGTGCAGGCGGATTAGGTCTAAGCGCAAACGGTAGTCAAGGTGCTTCAAGTATTGCTCTAGGATATACGGCATTAGGAGGTGGAGGTGGAGCAGTATATGGTGTAGCTTCGCCAACAGGAACATTTTCTTCTGGTGGAGGAGGCGGTACAGGTAGTGGTTCTGCTGCCGGCTTAGGTACCTCTGGTCAAGGTTTTGCAGGTGGTGCAGGTATGGTATACGCCCAAAGCAGTGGTACTGCAGGCGGTGGCGGAGGTGGCGCAGGAGCAGCCGGCACTGCAGGTTCCGGAGGTACAGGCGGTGCAGGTGGTGCAGGAAAAGCAGCTACTATATTTACTACTTTTGGAGCTTCTGGTTTGTACGGTGGTGGTGGCGGTGGTGGCGGTGGAGTCACAGCTGGAGCCGGTGGTTCTGGTGGTGGCGGTGCTGGAGCCTTATATAGTGGTGCAGGAGTTGCAGGAACACTTAACACAGGCGGTGGTGGTGGTGGATCATCAGCAGGAAGTAGTGTTTCAGATAACAGAGCTGGTGGCCTAGGTGGTGCAGGTATAGTAATTATTAGATATAGGGCGTAATATAACATGGCAATACAATTTCCTTCAAGTCCCACATTAAACCAAACATATACTCACAACTCAATTACCTGGACTTATAACGGCACAGCTTGGACAAAATCTCCTACAGCTGCTTCAGCTTTACCAACACAAACAAACAATTCAGGAAAATATCTAACAACAGACGGCACAGCAGCTAGTTGGGGTTTAGTATCTGTTACTCCAACTCCAACTGCTGTTAGTGATCAGTCAAATACAAGTACAGGTTATTTTGACTTACCATCGGGTACAACTGCACAGCGACCTGGAACAGTTTATCAAGGTGCTACACGAGTAAACACTACTACAAATCGTCTTGAGATATACCATAACGGCAACTGGAATAATTTAAACTATATTGGGGCAATAGAAGCTACAGGGGGCACAGTTACTACTAGTGGAGGTTTCAGAACACACGTATTTACTACTAGTGGCGAATTTAGTGTTATAGATGCTCCTGCAGGCTCTTATATTCAGTACTTAATAGTAGCTGGTGGAGGTGGTGCAGGATGTTCAAATGGTGCAGCTGGAGGTGGAGCAGGTGGTTTACTATATAGTGGAAATTATTCTGTTACTTCTGGAAATTACACAGTAACAGTTGGTGCAGGCGGTACTGGTGTTGGATCTATGAGTATTCGTGGAGCTAATGGTTCTAATTCTGTATTTGGATCTTTAACGGCTATTGGCGGTGGAGGTTCTGGTTCAGAAGGACTTAGTGCATCAAATGGTGTAAGCAGCGGGGGTGGATACGGAGCATCAGGAGGTTCTGGAGGCGGCTCTGTCAGAACAAGCGCAGCAAATACTGGTGGTCGTGGAACATCTGGTCAAGGCAGCAACGGTGGTGCGAACGTCAGTGATGGAGCACCACACTACGCAGGCGGTGGAGGTGGTGGTGCAGGTGCAGCCGGTGCAGATGGCAATGCTGGTGGAGCAGGAACAGGTGGAGCAGGTTTGTATTATTCTGACTTTACAGCGTATGGCTCTCCATCAGGATGGTTTGCAGGCGGTGGTGGTGCTGGTTACTACAATAGTAACAGTGGCGGAGCAGGAGCAGCAGGCGGAAACGGTGGTGGAGCTGGCGGAGGCTCTCAATTAACCGCATCTGCTAGAAATGGCGTTGCAAACACAGGCGGTGGCGGTGGTGGTCATGGGCTAACAAGCGGCACTGGTGGATCAGGTGGATCTGGTATAGTAATTATTCGTTACGCTGTTGCGTAATAAAGGAATACAATGAGCATAGCACAAAGACTAGTAAATTTCTCGGACGGCTTAAGTGCTGATGGCGTATTGTCGGCCGCAAAAGGCGGGACGGGTAACACCACGGGTGGTGGAACTACGTCCCCTACAATTTCACAAATTGGTTATGGCGGTGACGATACTGCTGCTGACGTTGCTGGCGGAGGCTTAATTACCTTAACTGGCACAAACTTTGCTAGCGGTGCAAAGGTTTTAATCAACACCACACCTGTTGGTGTGGTCACAGTTGTTTCTAGCACACAAATTACATTTACTGCACCTCAATTAGCCGCAGGCAGCTACATTCTTTATGTGGTTAACTTAGACGGATCAACTGCAATTGCAGTTCCTGGTATACAGTATTCAGGAGTTCCTGCCTGGACCACAGCTGCAGGTAGTTTGGGCACTGTTTATGAAACTGGTGCTATTTCAAGCACCCTGTCAGCAACTAGTAATTCAGCTGTTACTTATAGTGTATTTTCAGGCACACTGCCTAGTGGAGCTACACTAAACCCCAATGGTACTATTAGTGGCACAAGTCCATTAGTCTCAGGATCTACCACATATACATTTACAGTTCGTGCAACTGATGCAGAAAATCAAGACACGGATCGTCAGTTTAGTTTAACAGTTAACCCTGATGTTGTGTCGTGGTCGTCACCTGCTAATAATGCAGCATTATCAGGTACTCCTAATACACCTTATACTTCTAGTTTGTTAGCCACGTCAGCAGCTGGAAGCTCAATTAGTTATTCAGCAAATAGTCTGCCCACAGGTTTAGCAATTAGTGGTGCTACAATTACTGGCACACCTACTACTGCTGGTAATTCAACAACTACATTAACTGCAACTGCAACCGCTACTTCAGAAACTGCACAAATTACCATTAACTGGACAATTTCAATTGCTGCAGATGCTAATTTTCGTTATACAACCTTATTGTTAAATTCAGAAACTGCTGTTGCACCTTTTGTTGCTGATGCATCTGCCAACAATTTTGCTGTAACAGTAGTAGGCGACACAAAGCCCAACAACTTTAATCCGCACACGCCTGGATATTATTCAAACTACTTTGATGGTAGTGGTGATTATATATCAATTCCTACTGGAGCTGCTGCTGCATTTGGAACAACTGGCACTGTTGAATTCTGGTATTATCCAACCGCATCACCAGCTACTGCAAGAATTATAAACAACAGTGTTACTGCTACTACTGGTATGGATGTTTATGATGCATATAGTGTAATTGGGTTTAGCAATGCAGGATATACCACTACTACTGTAAAATTAAATACATGGACACATATTGCATGCGTTATAAATGCAGGCGTATTAAAAATTTATTTTAATGGTATATCACAACCATTAGCAGGAGCTACTACAGGATACAACTTAACAGCAACTGGTGATGTATGGGTTGGTGGCATTAACGGATATTCTCAATGGACAAGTGGATACATTAGTAATTTACGGTTTGTAAAAAGCACTGCAGTATATACTTCAGACTTTACACCACCTACTGTACCATTAACAGCCGTAACAGGTACAGTTTTACTTACTTGCCAATCCAATCGACTGCTTGATAACTCACCGAATCCTTTTACAATTACACGTAATGGTGATACAAAAGTCAGCAGTTTTGTTCCATTTGTGCCAAATTCCAGCTATGCCACATACGGATCAACATATTTTGATGGTACTGGAGATACTTTATCAGTGCCTTTTACTTCAGCTATTAGTTTAGGTACTGGTAATTTTACAATGGAAGCCTGGTGTTATCCTACTATAAACACTAACGGAATTGATTCATTGTGGGGATCTGGTAATTACAGCATTATGCTGTACCATAGTGGAACATCATGGACATTAGAAGTAGGAAATGGAGGCGGCAATTATTTTACTATCAATGGCACTGCACCAATTTATGCTTGGAATCATATGGCAGTAACACGCAGTGGTTCTACTTTTAACTTATGGATAAATGGAGTTAGTGCAGGTACAGGAACAACTGCAGACACAATGAAAACTAGTGGTACATTGTTTATAGGTGGAAACGGCAACGGTCAAAATTTTACAGGTTATATTTCAGATTACAGATTAGTCAAAGGTACAGCCGTTTACACTACTGCATTTACACCACCCGCAGCACCCTTAACAGCCATAACAAACACGGCACTTTTAACCTGCCAAACCAATCAGCCACACAACAATCAAACTTTTTTAGATAATTCCACATCGGCACTTAATATTACACGTAACGGCAACGCTACACAAGGATCTTTTAGTCCCTACGGAGCCAACTGGTCAAGCTACTTTGATGGTTCAGGAGACTATTTAACTCCTACTGGTCGTGCAGAAATTGCTAGTGGTGAGTTTACAATTGAAGCATGGGTTTTTCCAACAGTTTTAAATACTGATAATGCTATCATCAACGACAACAATTGGCAAACTGGACAAAATGGTGGTTATCGTTTTTATATAAAAGGTGATGGAAAGCTAGAGCTTGCTGCATCTACAGGTGTTTGGAATAGTTATCCAGTTACATATACCAGTACCGGCACTGTGCCATTAAATAAGTGGACACACATTGCCCTAACCAGAAATTCAAGTAATGTAATTCGTTGCTTTATAAACGGTGTGCAAGACGCTACATCAGTAACATATTCTAGTCCATTAAATCAATCAACAGCCTATGAACTTGTTACACAAATTGGCGGATTAATAGCAGACGGAGGATTGTACAGTGCTTTTAACGGTTATATTAGTAATCTTCGTGTAGTAAATGGTACTGGTGGATGCTTGTATACAGCAGCATTTACACCACCAACACAACCATTAACAACTGTTGCTGGTACACAGATATTAACTTGCCAATCACCTAGTTTTGTTGACAATAGTGTAAAAGCTTCAGCAATAACTCGTAATGGCGATGTACGTATTGAACGTTTTTCACCATTTGCACCTACACTGCAAACACCACTCACACACAGTGTATATTTTGACGGTACTGGTGACTACATAACTTCACCAGCTCTTGCTGCCAATCAACTAACTGGCAACTTTACAGTTGAGTGTTGGTTTAATGTAACTGGACTTTCTGGTCAAGCTGGTTTAATCGGTATGGGCGGTACCACAAGCAGTAACTCTACTGGTGTAACTATATACCTTGAAGGTAATCAAAAAATATACTTTAAAGTCTCAGATACTGCAACAGTATTTATTAGTACGTCTACAGTGTCTGCAGGAACATGGAACCATGTTGCACTAGTGCGCTCAGGTAGCACAAATACGCTATACCTTAACGGTGTTGCGGAAGCAACTAGTACTACTACACCAACCTGGACTGCTACTCCAACTATTTCAATAGGCAAAGCATTTATTGATTCAGGAGGTACAAACTTTAATGGTTATATTTCCAACGTTCGCATTGTCAAAGGCACAGCACTTTACACTGCTAATTTTACTCCATCTACTCAGCCACTAACAGCCGTTGCAAACACTTACTTTTTAGCTTGCCAAGATGCAACCATCAAAGATAATTCAACAAATCAACTTGCGCTAACTATATATGGAGATACAAAACCTCGACAACAAAATCCATTTGGCTACACAACCACAACGCCTGAGTACTCTGCTCAAGTGTACGGTAGCTCAGCGTATTTTGATGGAACTGGTGATTATTTATCTGTACCTACTAATCCGGCACATGCAAGTTTTGGGACAAATGATTTTGGAGTTGAAGGTTGGTTTTACTTTAATAATATATCAGGTACACAATTAATATTCTCGCATAGAAACAGTAATTCTGGCGCTGCCTCATACGTACCATTTTTATTATGGTTAGCAAGTGGCACGATTACTTTATATGCTAGTAGTGACAATGCAAGCTGGAACGTAGTTAACGGGCCTACTGCTGGAACATTAGCTGCAAATCAATGGTATCATATTGCATATACACGAACGGGAACTGTTTTTAGGGTTTTTGTAAACGGAGTACAAACGTATACATATGGTAGTGCTGGAGCACTTACGTGTACCCAACCTTTTCAAATTGGTATGACAGGCCCAGGAGAAACAAACAGTGCAATGAACGGATATGTAAGTGATGTGCGTATTACAAAAGGCACATCCCCATATTCAGCAAACTTTGCACTTCCTGTAGCGCCACTAACCGCTGTCCAAAACACCACGTTTTTGTTAAGCGCTGACAAAGCCGCAATCGCAGACAAGTCAGGTAAAGTGGTGCTGGAAACTGTTGGAGATGCTAAAGTTTCTACTGCGGTCAAAAAATACGGTTCAAGTTCTATGTATTTTGATGGTACTGGTGATACTTTAAAAATACCTGCTAGTCCTAATTTTCAGTATACAGGAGATTATACTGTTGAATTCTGGATATACTTTAGCCCAATAAATAATAATGCAGATATAATAGGTAATTATGTATCTAACGTTGCGTCGGATTGGATTATTTTGACATCCAGTAACACCATACAATACTATCCTAGTAGTGCTAATTCTTATATCAGTTCTCCTACTATTGTAGCAAATACTTGGTATCACGTAGCGGCTGTACGTTCAGGGACTACATGTTCACTTTATTTAAATGGCGTTACCGCGGCATCAACATTAACATTTTCAGGAACATTGGGCGATAGCACTAAACCACTATATGTTGGAGCTAGAGGTGGTGCTAGTGGATATACTTCTGGATATATTGACGATCTACGTATTAGCCGTTTTGCACGTTACACAGCCAACTTCACACCGCCCACCGAGGCACTACTAACAAAATAAGGATACTACATGGGTATAGCACGTTATCTATCAAAACTCGCATCGGTGTTAAGCACCGATGGCGTAGTACCACCTTCCAAAGGCGGCACAGGTGTTACAAGTCCAGGTGCTAGTGGTAACTTACTTGTTTCTAATGGCACTAGCTGGACTAGTACAGCCGGACTAGCAGGGCCCACGGGGCCACAAGGTACTAACGGCACAATAGGTGTTGATGGTGCAACAGGGCCCACGGGGCCCACGGGGCCACAAGGTACTAACGGCACAATAGGTGTTGATGGTGCAACAGGTCCTACAGGGCCCGCAGGAACAACTGGGCCAACAGGTCCTGCTGCAGCGGGCGGTGGTGGCGGAGGCTTAAAATACTATATTTTAAATATTTAAGGAACATACATGGCTAATCCAAATATAGCTTCTGCAACAAACTTATACGGAAACAATGCTTACGTAAGTTTAACAACCACTTCAGCAACACAACTAATTAGTAATCCTGCAGGAAGTGGCAAAATTTTTAAAATCAACTTAATTAATGTATCAAACATTAATGCTACAGTTGCAGCTAATATTACAATTAATTTGTATAGTCAGGCTGCAATGGCGGGCACTGCTTACCCAATCGGTAATGCACTAGGAGTACCCGCAGGAGTATCCTTATTAGTTATAGATAAATCAAACTCTATATATTTATTAGAAAATCAATCTATTGGTGTAACTGCTGGTGCGGCAAATTATTTAATAGTAATTGCTAGCTGGGAAGAAATAAGTTAAGGATATTTATGCCACTTACAAGACAAGGCGGATACATTACCGCTTCTGCAACAAGAGTTACATTTTTTAATACTAAAGGGTCTTGGACACAGTCTCAATACACCCCTTATCAAACAAACTATTCTTGGCCAAAGCAGTTTAATACAGTAATGTTTTCAGGTCACGGAAATAACGGAGGTAGTGTACGAGCATTTCCATGGACAGGTAGTAATTTTGGACCAGAATATACTCCTATTAGTGGAACGCCAGCAAGCGGTGCAGATAGCGGTGTAGCACCACATCCTAGCGGTAGTGTTGTATTTGCACAAGGTAATACTGCAGGGCGTCTATATGCTTGGCCTTTTAGTATTTCTACTGGGTTTGGAACTAAATGGGCTGCTACCAGCAATACTTTAAGTTTAGCTAATAACAGTTTAAGATGCCCTCCAGTAGGTAATTATTTGTTTTTCTTTAATAGTACTAATAACGTTTTATACAGCGTAAGTTTTAATTTAGCTACAAGTACTTTTGGCACAATTAATAGTGTTACGAGTATAGGCGGTGCTGTTAGATCAAAATTTTCTAGAGACGGATATGCGTGGGCTGCGGGGTCTTCCGGCACCCCCAGTATAAATATATTAAGAATAGACCCGTATACAGGAGCCAGTAACGGAGCAAACTATGCAGTTCCGGCAGCAGTAGCAGGCGCTACTGGAGTTGGGTTTGACTGGACTCCTGCTATGGACGCTTTTGTATGTGCAACCAGTAACGGCACTGCTAGACACAAGACATTTTCTTGGACTAATGCTAATGGGGCCGGTACTCAATATGCGGCCCCAACGGGGTTTGTAGATATGCCAATGACACAAGCATTTTTTAATACCACAGGTACAGTTATCTTTTTTGTTGGCACTCTCTCTCCATTTATACAAGCATATAAATGGGATAGTGGTACTGGATTTGGTACAAAATATGCTAATCCGCCAAGTATACCAACAGTTACAAGTATACAGGAAGCAACCCTATCTGCAAGTAACGATATAATAATGATTACTATTAGTACCGAAGGCAGTTCTTACGGTGTTCTTTGGAACGATGAAACAGGGTTTGGTACTTCTATTAGCTATCCTGGTGCAGGAGTACCCTTTGCACGAATTGTTGGTGCAGCAGTTACCTTATAATGATTGGAATAATTATGGACAAGATTGAATTTTTAACAAACGCTATTTTAGCGCGTACTAACGAGATTGATATGTATCAAATTGAAATTGATAGTATTTCTCATATTATTAACAGCATAGAAAACGATTCTACTATGCAAGATTACAAAACGCATATGCAAAAGATGCTAACTGATAATCAAAAAGAACAACGTAAGGCTGAATTATACAAAAATGCATTAGAAGCTCAACTAGCTAATATACAGGCTTAATGCATAGTACCTTAACGTACACAATAATTATAAAGGAATTTCATGACCTTAGTTGTTAAAGAACCAGTTACCTTTAAAACCATTGTACCCTCAACTGCTAATCCTGGCAATAAACTAAAATACTACATTAAAACAGGAAGTTAACCATGAGTATAGCAACATATCTAGCAAAACTTGCTCAAGGACTAACTTCACAAGGCGTTCTAGGGCCAAGCAAAGGCGGTACAGGAGTTACAGGTCCAGGGCCCACAGGTAACACACTTGTATCAAACGGTACAGCTTGGGTAAGTCAAAGTGGCGGTGCTGGTGGTGCAGGCCCTACTGGGCCAACAGGTCCTCAAGGCACAAATGGCACTATAGGTGTAGACGGGGCTACAGGTCCAACAGGTGCTGCATCAACTGTAGCAGGCCCAACAGGACCAACAGGAGCCTCAGGCTTAACAGGACCAACAGGACCTGCTGGAAGTGGTGGAGGTGGTGGTGGATCAAGCATTTATTCCAATCAATATAGTTTTACTGGCACAACAACTAACGCAACAGAAACAGAAATATTTGTTAGCGGCGTTGCAAATTCGCGTATATCAGTACCCGCAAACTCAACTGTTTACTATACTGCTGAGTTTGTTTGTAATAGAACTAATGCTACAGGAGATTATGCGTCTTTTTACTTAAAAGGTTTAGCAGTAAACAACGGAACAACTACTTCGGATATAGGCTATATTTATGAAGTAATTGTTGCAAGAACAGACGCTAATTTTAATGTTGATATAAGAGCAGATAATACCAATAGTAGCATTAATGTATATGTTGTTGGAGCTGCAGGCAAAACACTATCTTGGAAGTGTGTTTTAATGACGGTAGAGGTATAATATGACAAGAAGAACTCGAAGTATACTGCTTGATAATACTTTTGGAAAAATTTACACTGACAGCAGTGATGTAGTAGCTGATCCTACCAAAGTTATTGCTGGTGCAAAAGCTCAATACGCAAACATAAACTCATCGCGAGATGCTGTGGTTAGAATAGCATATAACTTAGGCGCTACTGGTCGAGGAATCGTATTTCCAACACAAGCTGTAGTTACCAAAATTACCCTAACAACAGCAACAGCCCCCACAGGCAGTAACATTATTATTGCAGTAAAAACAGGTACTAGCTATAGTACCGCCACTCAGCAAGGTACATATTCTATAACACCCACTAATACCAGCAGCACAAATGTTACTGGTATTAATGTTCCTGCAGGCAATAGCATTTTTACAGATGTTATAGGAATAGGTTCTCTTAACCAAGGTACAGGATTATCTATTCAGTACGAATATTATTCAGGATAAAAATGACAAATCAAGACATTTTAAATATGTTTGGTAATAATACAAACACATATACTTTTAGTGGTACAGTACAAGAACTACAAGAACTACAAGAATCTACCAACAACAGTTATGGATTTAATATTTTTCAAGGCACCATATATTTTTGGGCTGAAAAACCTGTAACAGATTCACGTGCTATTATTATTACTGGAGAATAATTTATGTATGCAAAATTATTAGTTGGTAATACCAGCAAACACTCACAATTATGTATCAGAGATATTATCCGACTCTGTACTTCTGCAAACCCTTCAATTTCATTGTGTGAAGTTTATACTGCAGCCACTGGATCAGTTGTAATAGACGCAACGCCTGCAGGCTGGACTTATATTGGTAGTAACGAGACCGCAGACTATAATGGCACGTTAGCTGGGTTTAATGCAGCTACTACACAAACTTGGATGCGTTATGGAATGTCTGCGCCTTGTTTGGACGGCACTACAAAATATTGTGTTTTAAATACCATAAACCAGATTGCTGGCTATGTTAATCAAAATATTCAGCTTACTGGTGCATCAGCTTTTAATGGAACTGGTACGGCCACAAATCAGGGGCCTATGTTTTATAATGCTAGTTCAAGTGATACAGAAAATGAACAGTTAAATTGTAGCTTACGCGTAGGTTTAGCTAACAGAGTAGTGCATTTAATAGCTAATCCGCGTCATATAACTATTATTGACCAAGATCGTGGAATGAGTGCAATCTGGGAAATGAGTTCTACAGACTTAAATGCTAGATATAATACTGCACCTTTTGTACAGTACTGCCATGCAGATACCACTATTCCTCAGCGAGCATCAAATACTTCTACTATAACATATACTCCGCAACCTTTTACTACTGCTCAAGGTGGAAGTTGGCTGCATGCGTGTTTTGGTTTAACTGATCCAAATACCAGTAGTTATTATGGCGTATACGATCCTTGTAATACCAGTAATCCTAATCCTGGATATCCAACCACTAACGCAACTTTTTTATGCAAAAGTTATGGTATATCGGCTGTACAAGGTAACGGCATATCCACCGGTACTGGATTAACCTTAACACCAGCTCGTGCAGTGCGTCCAGGAGTAAATGCAACAGGCTTACCAAAATACAATATTCAACCAGTGTTACTGGCAAATGACCGTATTGGTTGGCCTACCCAGTATATCACAGGAGTTGTTCCTGTTTACTTTGGTCCTGGAGAAGCAGGAACTTCAGGCGATACCACAGAAATCAATGGTGAAACATATTACTACTTCCCTTGCGGTGCTTGGGGACTTTTTATGAAAATAAACTAATATGGCAGTACTAGCACGAACCGTAAACACAGGCGATATTGCAAAGTGGGGTAGTCTTGCAACAATTCAAACCAGCTTAATTCATGTAGTAGTTAAAAAAATGCAGTTTAATACCTCAGATGCATTTATGCAATTTAATATAATTAAGCCAGAACAGGCTTATACAGTTCAATAACCGCTAACATAGCAAAGGAATTTTATGACCTTAGTTGTTCAAAACACACTCGATCCAGCGCTATATAATAGCTTGGCTACCCTTACAGGTAGCCAGGTTATGTCAAACAAAACACTAAAAGTAGTAAAAGAACCAGTTACCCTTGAAACCGTTGCGCCAGCAAGCACAACAAATTTTGATGTTGCCACACAATCGATTGTGTTGTATAATACAGCTACAAACAATTTTATTTTGAATGTTCGTGGTGATGCAACCACAACTTTAAACTCACTGTTATCAGTAGGTGAAAGCGTAAGTATTACTGTATTAGTGCCAAACGGTGTAACACCTTACTTTATGTCTGGTATTCGCATTGATGGAGCTACCACAGGTGTAACTACTAGATATCAAAGTGGAATAAATTTTACTTTAGGAAATGCTAATAGTACGGATATTTATATGCTGTTTATTGTAAAAACTACAGCTAGTACTTGGAACGTATACGCTTCTCAAACTAAATACGCATAAGGATAATAAATGCCAGCTATATCGTTTACCTCAGGACTTGGGAAAAACCTAGGTTTTTCAAGTGGCGGAGAAGAAAGTTTACCAGACACTTTAAAATTTCCACTTAATACTATAATACCTTATTATGGAAATACTCCTGTTATTCCTGGTTGGGAACGATATGTTGTTGGCGACGGCAAAGCCATTTATGCAACAAATACTCAAGCAGAAATCGGTACTACACTAGCCGAACAATTAGCCAGAGCTACTCCTGGTAGTTTAAATACTGGCGGTGGCCACCTTGGTAGCGGTGCTCCACTTGCAAATATGGGTGGTACTGCAGGAACCGGAATGCAGCAACAAGGAAGTAATGTAAATCACACTCACTCTACTAGCGGAACTCTTACTACTGGTGGTGGTATGACAGTTATGAATACTCAAAAAATAACACTACTTCGTGCTACAAAATCAAAGTTAACTTTACCTCCCAACGCATTAGCAGTTAATGAAACTGAGTTAGCTAACAGTACACAATTTACAAGCACTGACTATCGTTATTTAGTAGGTGCAGATAATAATATTACCACAACCAACAAAACAAACATAAATACTTTTGGTAATGTAACAGTGGCATCAGGTGGAAACCACTTACACTCAACAGGAACTACTAGATATAGTACTCCTGCAAGCGGTACTACTTACTATACTAACTATAATTTTGCAGGTGCAGGAACACATACGCACACTGCAGGAGTTAGTTTATTGCAATCACAAATCACAAGTAAGATAATTAAACTATGGCAATTAGCAGTTAGTACTACTCCTAAAACAGATATTATTGTTATGTATGTGGGTACATTAGCACTGCTGCCAGATACTTGGAAATTGTGCAATGGTTTAAATGGCACACCTAATTTAGGCGGGTATGTAATAGGATATCGAGGCAATGAGTGGAACATTAATACTGTTGCAAACGCTACTTCTGCAATGTCTATAGGTTCTGACAATAATACTCATAATCACTTAAGCGGCCCTGTAGGTACTAGAACGCGAGGTAGTATGGGTGGATATCACGGATCTTTTACAAACTACCATACTCACACTGGAAATTCTAGCGCAACAGCTTATGTGCCACCTAGAATTGCTTTAGCATTTATACAATACAAAGGATAATTTCGTGATTGTTACACTTGACTTTTATAATTTAAATTTTTACATTAAATGTGGTAATTACTCGTATACTTGGAATTCTGCACAAGATTTTGTTAGTACTGTTCAATATCCCTTTACAAATACCAAATTGCTTTCTATAGAACCTCACAGAGATATTTATCACGTACAGCGAGCAGACAACACGTTTGAAGCTGTTATTGATAGTGCTGAAGTAGCTTGGTTTTTAAATCAAGAAACAGACTTAGAATATATACTACAAATGCTTCCTGCTCAAGATACTCCAGTAATCACAGGTTTAGTGCAACGAGCACAGTATTTATACGACACTGATTGGTTAGTGCAACGTCATCAAGAACAAACATTACGTGGCGTTACTACTACACTATCACAACAACAAATTATAGATTTGTTAAACTACAAACAAGAGTTGCGTGATTTAACGCAACACTGCGATTTAACCCAACCAGCTGAAAATATTAGCTGGCCTTATAACCCCATTAGATAATAACAATGAAAATAGCAGTATACGCTATCAGTAAAAACGAAGAACAGTTTGTTGAACGTTTTTGTAAAAGTGCAATAGATGCTGATCTTATCTTAATTGCAGACACAGGTTCTACCGATAACACAGTAGCCGAAGCTAAAAAGTACGGAGCCGAAGTATATAATATTTCAGTAAAACCGTGGCGATTTGACAAAGCTCGCGACACTGCACTAAACCTAATTCCAGGTGATTTTGATGTATGCATCTCACTTGACTTAGACGAAGTGCTAGAACCAGGTTGGCGTAAAGAAATTGAACGAGTGTGGACCGCAGAAACCACCCGATTGCGTTACAAATTTGACTGGGGTCAAGGTATTAGTTTCTTTTACGAAAAAATACATCATCGTACTGGATACCACTGGCATCATCCAGTACACGAATATCCTAGACCTGATAACCGTACTAACGAAAAATACGCTCACACGGATATGTTGCTTGTTACGCATCTGCCAGACAACACCAAGTCGCGTGGTCAATATATGCCATTACTAGAATTGGCTATCGCTGAAGATCCGCACTGCCCACGTAATGCCTTCTATCACGCACGTGAACTAACTTTTTATTCACGCTGGCAAGAAGCGATTACTTACTTAAACAAGTACTTGGCAATGCCCGAAGCTACTTGGCAAAATGAACGTTGTTATGCTTACCGACTATTAGGTAAGTCATATACCGAATTAGGTAATTTGGAACAAGCGATTAAAATGTACAGGTTAGCGGTAGCAGAAGCACCAGGCACACGCGAGCCTTGGGTTGAGCTTGCTACTCTTGCTTACCGCACTAGTAATTGGACTGAATGTTATAGTGCTGCAAAATCTGCACTAAATATCCGTGACAAGGCACTGGTTTACACAATGGACCCAACTGTATGGACTGAACGCCCTTACGATTTAGGGTCGATTGCAGCTTGGAATCTTGGCTTAAAAGATGAAGCCATAGAATTAGTAAAACAAGCACTTGAGTTTGCACCAAACGATACTCGATTGCTAAACAACTTAAAGAGCATGATATAATATGTGGATACTACAATTTTTACCCAACTGGATTTTTTATGTGCTGTGTTTAGCTGGCATAGCAGCAATTTTAGTTACGCACTTTGTTAAAATCTTACCGCATGCAAAACTAATTCAGATGGGTAGTATTGTTGTAGTACTATTTAGCATTTATATGATAGGTGCTATAAGCAATAATGATGCCTGGTTAGCTCGTGTTAAAGACCTAGAAGTCAAAGTTGCTGAAGCAGAAGCTAAATCAGCAAGCGCTAATAGCGAGATTGTAGAAAAAACAGTAGTAAAAACTCAAGTAATAAAAGAACGTGGTCAAGATATTATTAAGTATGTAGACCGTGAAGTAGTCAAGTTTGACGCTAACTGCGTACTTCCCAAAGAGTTTGTAACTACACACAACCGCGCAGCGGAGGCACCAAAGAAATGAAATTTTTAGTAATTGCACTAGCATTAGCACTAAGTGCTTGTTCTACAACTGTTCCAGTGGTCGCAAAATTTCCAGCTGCACCAGGAACATTAGTACAAGAGCCATGCCCTGACCTTAAAAAGCTTGAAGAACAAGCTAAATTGTCAGATGTGGCAAAAACTGTAACAGTTAATTATTCAGAATACTATATGTGTGCTATTAAGCTAGAAGCTTGGCAACGTTGGTATCGTGAACAAAAAGTTATTTATGAAGGATTAAAGTAATGGAATTACGACTAGATCAGTTAAAACAAATTGTTGAAAAAAATCCTTACATAGAGTACTGGCATAAAGCTTTAGTACAACTATTACCAGATTACGAAATTAATACTCCACAACGTATGGCTGCATTTTTAGCACAATGTGCTCATGAGTCAGGTGGATTTCGTGCAATCAAAGAAAACTTAAACTATCGTGCAGTTACCCTACGTAAAATATTTCCTAAGTATTTTCCCACAGACGAAATGGCAGCACAATTTGCAAACAAACCACAAGCAATTGCAAATAAAGTATATTGTAACCGAATGGGTAATGGGGACGAAGCCTCTGGTGACGGTTATCGTTACTGCGGTCGCGGGTTGATTCAGCTAACTGGCAAAGACAATTATTTTTGGTTTGCGGCTAGTTTACAAATTAGTCCTGAAGAAGCATCCGAATACATGGAAACCTTTGAAGGAGCTGCGCAGTCAGCTTGCTGGTTCTGGGAAACAAATAAGCTAAATCAATGGGCAGATGCTGATGACATTTTAACCCTAACTAAACGCATCAATGGCGGTACCATTGGTCTAGAAGATCGTAAAAAACATTATGAACATGCCAAGCATGTACTAGGAGCCTAAGCGGTGTTTGCCGCTTGGTTAATTTCAATAACATTGGGCTATGCCAAACCTGAATACGAATGTGTTCGCTGGGCATGGACTGGAGACGTATATAACAGAAAAGTAATTTGTTTAGAATGGCGTAAGAAACGCTGATAGGAGATAATATGATAGATCCACTAACCGCACTAGCGGGGATACAGTCGGCCATTTCAATGGTTAAGAAAGCAAGCGCAGTTGCTAACGATTTAGGGTCACTGGCCCCGATGATTGGCAAAATGTTTGATGCTAAAAGCACGGCAACTAAAGCTTTAATGGAAGCAAAGAAGTCTGGTAAAGGCAACAACATGGGCACTGCTCTTCAAATTGAAATGGCATTAGAACAAGCCAGAGCATTTGAAGAAGAACTTAAAATGCTGTTTATGCAAACAGGCAAAATTGATGTTTGGAACAAGATCAAAACTCGTCAAGCAGAAATGGATGCTGATGACGCTAATGAGCTAAGACTTTTTAATGCGCAGGAACGTAAACGTAAACAAAAAGAAGAAGAACTAAATGAATGGGCAATGATACTAGGCGGTAGTGCTTTTGTTTTATTTATACTTTTTATTGGCGGTTACGAACTAATGCAGTTTTGCCAAACTGGTAATAGGTGTGGTAGATGAACGAGTACCAAAAAACCTTTGATATGTGCTTAAAAATATTTGTATATGGATGTGTAGCGCTATACTTCTTAGGCTTTTTAAAATTCTTACCAGACGATCTATCAGACAAAATCGTTAACTTATTACTAGGAAAAATTGGATTATAAATGCACAATGATTTAAAATTATTTAAGTGGGCAATACTTTTGCTTTCAATACCCTTGGCTTTGGCATTTTTTGGCAAGGATAGCTTCAGATACCCTTGCCAAGACCCTGCAAACTGGGACAAAGAATTTTGTAAAGTACCAGTATGTGACGTTACCCGAACTTGCCCAGAACATATTTTTAAAGGTCAACGCGACCCAAGACTTGGACCTCCCAAAGATGGACAAACTCAAACATTTAATCAATCAGTTGCACCACCAGGTGCTTGCGTGGCAAAACAAACACAAGGAGCTAACTGTGGAAAGTAATCCAATTATCTATACTGAAGATCAGCTAATGGCGCGATTAAAATTCTTTATCGGCATTTGTC